GTTTCCGCGCCCGGCTCGCGGCCCAGGGGGTGGCGCCAGCCCGGGCCGAGGCGCGGGCGGCCAAGTATGCGGACGCCCAGCTCCGGTGGCGCGGGGAGCTGATTGCCCGGACCGAGACCCAGGCGGCGGCGAACGCGGGGCAGACCCAGCTCTGGCAGGCGGCGGCTCGGGCCGGGGACCTTGACCCCGGCCGGACGCGCCGGGTCTGGATCGCGACGCACGATGACCGCCTCGATCAGGTCGTGTGCGAGCCGCTCGACGGCGTGGAGGCGGAGCTCGGCGGGGCTTTCGTCCACCCGTGGAGTGGCGTCGAGTACCGGGACCCGCCAGGGCATCCGGCGTGCAGATGCGGAACTGGGTTGGTGTTCAAGTAACCCTTCCCGTTAAGGCGGGATAATAGAGATCAATGGAACACCTTCCAGACTCCGGATATACGTCGTGCCCCGCCTGCGGGCAGCCCGCCCAGGCGGTGATCGTGGAGCTGGTGGCCTCGGCCGAGGAGCCGCTGCTCCGGCGCGTGGCGACCTACTCTCACGGGCGCGTGGAGGAGGGGGCGGTGTGACGAACGGCGAGGCACTGGTGCGGGGCGCCGAGCAAAGAGGCCTCCTGGTGGTGGGGGTAATGGGGTTCCGGAACAACGGCGACTTCTCGCTCGCGGTCTCGAACACATTCCGGGAGTGGTTGCGCGAGGAGCTGGGGCGGGCCGACAGGGTCGCGGAGGTGGTGGCCGGCCTCGTGCGGAACGCCGCCGCGAAGCCGCTTGACGATCTCGAGATGGTGTGGAACGTAGGGGAGGGCGAGTGATGCGGATCGACAAGACGCTCACAGTCGAGGGGTTCTCAACCTACACGGAGGAGGACTCGTGACTGCCACACTCTCGATCATCCTGTGGCTCTCGGCCTCGTTCGGGGGCCCGACCATCGTGGCGCGGGACCTCGCGTTCGAGAGCCCGGCGGCGTGCGGGCGGTTCGTGCAGACGCTCGAGCGCGCCACCATCCGGCACGAGGTCCTGCGGCCCTGCGACCCGCCGCCCCCGCCGAGGCCGGACCCCGCCGCGCCGGCGGCCGAGGAGCCGCCGGACTCCGAGATCCCGGGCTGGGGGCCGGAGCCGCAGTCGTGACCGGGATGGAGTCCTGGCACTCCTACCCCTCCGTCTACGCGATGGGGCACCGGGCAGTGCGCGACATCCTCTCGGGCCCGGTGACGGTGCAGGAGAAGGTGGACGGGAGCCAGTTCTCGTTTGGCTTCTTCCCGGGCGGCGACGCCGAGCCCCTCCGGGCGCGCTCGAAGGGTGCCCAGCTCGACGTGCTGGCGCCGGAGAAGATGTTCCGGCGGGCCGTCGAGATCGTCCGGGCCCTCCCGCTCCGCGAGGGGTGGACCTACCGCGGCGAGTACCTGGCGAAGCCGAAGCACAACGCCCTCGCCTACGACCGCGTCCCGGCGGGCCACGTCATCCTGTTCGACATCAACGTGGGGCACGAGGACTACCTCCCCTACGACGCCGTGCGCGAGGAGGCGGAGCGGCTCGGGCTGGAGGCTGTACCGCGCCTCCACGAAGGGGTGGTCGCGGACATCGAGGTGTTCCGCGAGCTGCTGTCCCGCACCTCCGTCCTCGGTGGCCAGCCGGTCGAGGGCGTTGTCGTGAAGAACTACGCGCTCTACGGGCCCGACAAGAAGGTGCTGATGGCGAAGTACGTCTCGGAGCGCTTCAAGGAGGTCCACGCCGCGGAGTGGAGGGTCAGTAACCCGGGCGCTGGCGACGTGGTCCAGGCGTTGGTCGCCGCCTACCGGACGCCGGCGCGGTGGCAGAAGGCCGTCCAGCACCTGCGCGAGGCCGGGACCCTGGAGCAGTCGCCGCGCGACATCGGGGCGCTGTTCCGGGAGGTGCCGGCCGACGTGCGGCGGGAGCTGGAGGGCGAGATCAAGGAGCGGCTCTTCGCGTGGGCGTGGCCCAAGGTGTCGCGCGGGATCACGGCGGGGCTTGCGGAGTGGTACAAGGACGAGCTGTTGCGCCAGCAGTTCGAGGCCTCTGAGTGAGCCCGCGCGGCGCTTGGCTGCTGGCCGTCGCGCTGGTGGCGGCGGCCTGCGGGTGGGGCGTGTACCTGACGGGCTCCCCGTGGGCGCTCCTGCCGCTCGCGCTCCCGTTCGTGCGGGTGCCGTGGGGCGACGAGGACGGGGAGGGCGGCGCCCTGCCCGAGGACGCGGACCGGAAGCGCCGGGAGGTCGAGCTGGCGCTCGGGCCGCGGGTCCCCGAGATGCGGCGGGCCGCGGACCCGCCCGGCGCCCCGCTTGACGGCGGGGACGAGGCGTGGCGCGCCGGACCCCCGTTCGCCCACTCGCTATGGGGGTACCGTTATCCCCGTGGCGGGGTCATCGTCCCGGAGGCGGATACCTCGTGATGGGGTACCGGGGCGCGTGGCACTCCGTGCTGCCGCCGCCCCCGGACAAGTGCGCCTCGTGCGGGGCCGTGGCGGCCGGGCAGTCGGACGTGATCGAGATGGTGCCGACGAAGCAATTGGTGATTCCCGATATCACGTCCGGTACAAACTCATGACCTGGGTGGAGGCCCTGACGCTGCTGGGTTTCATGGCAGCGATCGTGCTTGTGGGAGTCCTGATCGTTGCGTTCGTGTTTGGCGCCATAATGCGGTGGTGTCCACCGAGGAGGAAGCCATGAGGAAGTCGGTGCTCGCGCTGCTCGTTCTCGCTGCTGCGTTCGTGTTTCCTCTACCCGCCGAGGCGGGCTACGAGGACCTGTTCCGGGACGTCCGGGCCGCCGCGTGGGCGGTGTACGTCCGGACCTCGGGCGGGATGAACGCGATCTGCTCCGCGAGCGCCTACAGCTCGCGGGCGGGCGCGACCTACATGCTGACGGCCGGGCACTGCTTCCTCGGGTCAGACCTCCTGCGGACCGACTTCCTGGTCACGCAAGACCACCGGAACTTCGTCCGCGCGAACCTCCACCGTACCGGCCTCCGGGCGCGTGGGCCCGACAAGGCGATGTCGACGTCCTTGGACGACTACCGGGGCAACGACTGGGCCGTGATCCGTGCGGAGATCGGCCCCGTCCCGACCCTGCCGCTGGGCGACGCCCGCGCGCTGACGATTGGCGAGGACCTCGTGGTGGTGGGGGTGCCGTTCGGGATGGACTTCCTGGCGGTCCAGGGGATCGTCGGGAGCCTGGACGTCAGCCTGAGCCAGTACGTGTGGAACCACTACTACGGGGCGAACGTGTTCGTCGCGGGTGGCAACAGCGGGTCCGGGGTGGTGTCGGTCCGGCAGCGGGCCCTGGTCGGGATCGTCGACGCCGGGCCGGGGTCGCAGTCCAGCATGATGATCTTCGCTCCCGTCCACCTCATGGAGGTCGACACCGCCGGAGAGCCGCGTGGCGGGTACGTGCCCGACCCGTTCGCCGAGAAGGAGGCCGCGCCGTGAGGGCGCGGAGCTGGCCGACGATCCCGCCCGACCCGCCGCCTTCGCCGCCGTCCTCTCTGCCGCCGGCGCTCGCGGAGCGCGTCGAGCGGGCCCGGATCTCGAAACAGGCGGCACAGAACGCTTTTCGGTTTTCGCTTCTACGCTGCACGCTCGCCGGCCGGTGGGCCCCGATGGGCTGGAGCCCCAGCTACCCGCTCCCCCGGAAGCTCGTGGTATTCCGGCCGTGAGGTACGTCCCGGAGGCTCTGGCCGTTCTCTTCGCCGGCGTCGCGTGGATCCTGTTCGCGGACGAGCCGGACCTCGCCGACGCGCTGGCGGCGTGGCTCCGGGGCTCCGGGGTCTGCCCGTAGTGGGGGAGCTCGACGCGCGCGCCGACCTGCGGGCCGCGGTCCGGCGCCTGCTGGCGGCCGCCCGGGGCAGCGAGCCGGAGGTGGCGGTCCGGCGCCGGGACGTCGAGATCTTGCTCGCCGCGGCGTCGGCCCGCCTGGCGCCCGAGAAGCCGTGGCTCCACCCGGAGCAGCGGTGAGCGAGCGGTTCGTCCAGTCCTCCCAGCTCGAGCCCCTGCGCCGAGCCGGCGTGCCGGTCGAGGCGCTCTGGCACGTGATCGCGCGGCTGCTGGGGACCCGGCTCGTGCGCGACCCGTCCGGGCCCACGGCGCCCAGCCTTGACGGCCCGGCGAAGCTGTTCCCGGAGGGGCGATGACCTACGACAAGGCGCACTACGGCCGCGAGGAGGTCGTCGAGGACCCGGAGCGCGGCGACGTCCGGTGCGGGCACCGCAGGGTCGCGATCATCGGGACGGGGCCGGGGCGCGAGGAGGCCCCGTACCTGGAGGACGACTGGTGCGTCTGGGCCCTGAACGAGATCCGGCAGCCGACCTTCACCCGCCACTGGGAGCTCCACCCGCGCCGGGTCCAGAGTGCGCACGACCTCCGGGCGCTCGCCGCGATCCGGCAGCCCTGCTACGTGCTGGACCCCGCCGAGTGGGGGCCGGGCGAGGTCCCGAGCCCCGCGCGGTACCCGCTCGCCCGCGTCCAGGAGGCCGGGATGCGGCGGTACTTCTCCTGTACGTTCGCGTACCAGGTCGCGCTCGCGGTCCTGGAGGGGTTCGAGGAGCTGGGGCTGTGGGGCGTCCAGCTCCACCTCGGGTCGCCGCGCGAGCGCCTGGTGGAGCGCCGGTGCGTCGACTACTGGCTCGGGTACGCCGAGGGCCGGGGCCTGCGGGTCTCGCAGGACAGCGGGCTCGCCTGGCAGCCGCACCTGTACGGGTACGACTACGACGGCGAGCTCCTGGACTCGCGGGCCGAGGTGCGGGCCCTCCTCCAGGTCGAGGCGGAGGAGCGGGCGGCTCAGCGATGGCCGAGGTGCGGGCCCTCCCTCGGGTCGAGGCGGGGGAGCGGGTAGCTTCGGCGATGATCAGAGCCGACGACTTGGCGGCGCCGCCTGACGGGTACCGGTGGACTGAGTACGTCGTCCGCGTGCTTGAGCGGGTCGGCCAGCAGGCTGTGGGAGCAGGCCCCCGCACGGCGGGTGAGCAGTTTGAGGAGGCCCTCGCGGGAGCCGAGGGGTTCCCGTTCGGCGAGGAACGGTACGGGCGGCGAGCCAACGGCTACTGCCAGCACTGCGACGGCGCCGAGGACATCGGATGACGCGCGTCTACCGCGAGCGAGGGGGGCCTGGTGCTCCGCGGCGTCGAGGTCCGGCAGAGCGCCCGCGCCGTCACGGTCACGGTCCCGACCCCGACGCTCCGGTACCTGGACGAGTTCCTGTCGCTCCGGTGCCGCGACGACCTCCTGCGGCTTGGGCTGTTCCCGAACGCCAAGGAAATCACCGAGAGCCTGGCGGCCTACCGCGCCGTCAAGCGGGCGCTGGGCGACGTCCGGGACCTCGGGGACCCGGCGCGGACCGCAGTGGTGGTGGGGGACGGCTGCACGCCCCGCACGGCGGCCGTCCTGGCGTTCCGGACGCGCTGGCGTCTCTATAGCGTCGATCCCCAGCTCCGGACGGACGAGCGTTGGGGCCAGGTCGAGCGCCTGACGGTTGTCCCGCTCCGGATCGAGGACTGGTCCCTCACGCTCGACGGTCCCGCGGTCGTCGTGGCGGTCCACTCCCACGCGTCGCTCGGCGAGGCGGTCCTGCGGGTCCGGGCCCCGGAGCTCGCGGTCGTCGCGATCCCGTGCTGCGTGGCGCAGGAGACCGGCTCCCTGCCGGACCTCGAGTACGAGGACTGGGGGGTGTGGAGCGAGAAGCGGACTGTCCAGGTCTGGAGGCGTGTGGTGGCGCTGTAGCTGGGGCATCTCTGCCCCACTGGGGCGCTAATGCCCGGGGCATGGGTGCCCCACTTTCAGGGGCACAATCCTTTGTTTTTAACCGTTTGCCAATTCGCCCTGGTTCCGGCCCTCCTCGTAAGTACGCGATTTCCCGTAAGCCCTGAGTTGGCGCGATGTTCGCATGTTATGAGGGCAGGAGGGGATGGATGAATATCGAAACCATCGAACGCGCAGTCCTGATGCTCGCGGGCCGGTGCGATGGGGCCCGCGCGCTTGACGGCGCGGGCTTCAACCGCTACGACGCGCCCGCGGGGCACGAGATGGCACGCAAGATCGAGGCCGGGCAGCACCCTGACCCGGTGTATGCGCTGAAGGTGGTGACCAAGTACCGCGCCCAGCTTGAGCGTCTCGGCATCGAGCTTCCGGCGCTCGAGGCCGTCCGCGCCGAGCGGGACGCCGCCCACGGCGCCAAGGCGGAGGCCGCGCCTCGGGGCGTCGAGATCACGCGTCAAGACGGCATTCTGCTGATCCGCTTCCCGTACGACCCCGCGCTGGTCGAGCGCGCTCGGACGCTCCCGGGGCGCCGCTGGGACTCGACCGCCAAGGCGTGGACCGCGCCGGTGGCGGCCCTCGAGCAAGCGCTCGAGGCCTTCCCGGACGCGCGGCTCTCGGACGGCCTCGCGGCGGAGCGCGAGACTCGCCTCCGGGCGGAGCGCGAGGCCGAGGAGGCGCGCCTCCGGCAAGTGGCGGTCGACCTCGCGGCCTACGAGCGGGTGCGGCTCACGGCATCGCTCTACGCGCACCAGGACGCCGGGGCCCGCTGGCTGGTCGAGCGGCGCCGGGCGATTGTGGCGGACGACATGGGACTCGGCAAGACGCGCGAGGCCCTCGCCGCAGCCCTGGCGCTCGGGCACCGCATTCTAGTGGTCGGGCCCGCCGGCCTGCGGGTGAACTGGCTGCGCGAGGCCGAGGCGGCGGGCGCCCAGATCGAGTACTGGAGCTGGGCGAAGGTGCCGGCCCCGCCGGAATGCCGCTACACCCTGATCGCGGACGAGGCCCACTACGCGCAGAACTTCAAGGCTCAGCGCACGAAGAGGTTCCTGGCGCTTGCCGAGCGCGCCGAGGCCGTCTTCCCGCTGACCGGCACGCCCCTTAAGAACGGGCGCCCCGCGAACCTCTACCCGTTGCTCGTGGCGGTCCGGCACGAGATCGCGCGCGACCGGCGCGCATACGAGGTCCGGTACTGCGCGGCCGGCCCGACGCGCTGGAGCCCGTGGGACGCCACCGGGGCGGCGCACCTCGAGGAGCTCCACGCGAAGGTCGCGGACTCCCTCCTGCGGCGCACGAAGGACGAGTGCCTGGACCTGCCAGCCAAGACCCGCGTGCTGCGGAAGGCGGAGCTCGCGCCCGACGCTCAGGCGCTGTACTCCAGGGCGCTGGGCGAGATGCAGGCCGAGTACCGGCGCCGGCTGGCGGCGGGCGAGATCTCGGCGGCCGACGCGCTGGTACTCCTGACGCACGTCATGCACGCCGGGAGCCTCGCGAAGGTCGACGCGGCGTGCGAGATCGCGGAGGAGGTGCTCGAGCAGGGCGGCCAGGTGGTGCTGTACTTCCGCTTCCTGGACTCGGCGCGGCAAGCGGCTGAGCGCTTGGGCGCTGGGCTCATTACCGGTGAGCAAGACGCCGACGAGCGCCAGGACGCGATCGACCGCTTCCAGGCCGGTGCGCTCCGCTCGCTGGTCTGTACGCTCGGCGCAGGCAACGTCGGGATCACGCTCACGGCCGCCCAGACCGTCCTGCTGGTCGACCGGCCCTGGACTCCGGGCGACGCCGTGCAGGCCGAGGACCGGCTCCACAGGATCGGGCAGCGCAGCGCCGTGACGGCCATATGGCTCCAGGCCAACGGCGCGGACGAGGCGCTGGACGCGCTGCTGGGCGAGAAGCAGGAGCGCGCCGAGCTAGTGCTTTCCGGACGCCGCCGCACGCTGGACGGCATCCGGTCGATCCAGGACCTTGCGGAGGCGGTGCTGGGCTAGCCCGTTTAATTTCCCGCGCGCGGCGGGGTAAAAACTGCCCCGCCCCTACCCCTTCCCTCTCCCGTTTTTACCCCATGCCGATCTGCCGTAACGTAGTAGTCGATGAGGAAGATCGTCACGTCCGAGCACGTGCGTTCCGCGGGCCAGGCGCTCGAGCCCGGCGCCCTGCTGCTCAAGGCGTTCGAGACCGAGGTCAAGGCCGCGGACGGGGACCGCCGCTGGCGGTTCACCATCACGACCGGTAACCCCGACCGCGAGCGCGACGTCATCGCGCCCGACGGCTGGCAGCTCGAAGGCTTCATGCGGAACCCAACGGTGCTATGGGCGCACGACTACACGATGCCCCCCATCGGGGTGGCGCGCACAATGGAGCGGGTCGAGAACGCGCTGGTCAGCGTGGCCGAGCTCGTGGACCCCGCCACCTACCCGCTCGCCGGCACGATCGCGGCGCTCCTGAAGCTGGGGGCCCTGCGGGCCACGTCCGTGGGGTTCCGGCCCCTCACCTGGAACTACAACGAGGAGCGCAAGGGCGTCGACTACCTGACGCAGGAGCTGCTCG